GATGTTGCCGTCCCACCCCCAAGTCATTGATAGGATATTGATAGACCCTATATTGATAATTTCTCTGGGCTTTGCGCTGGTCATTATACCATGACTCGGGTTCGGGAGCAGTAAACTCCTCCATCGCCTCCGATGCCTGTCTTCCCTGTTCCACTGCACCTTCTAAGATATCTGTCGCTATGTTTTTGAATATATCAGCCATGCAACCGTCTCCTTACAACCAGCTAGTGCGTTTTCCCACTTCCGGTGGCACTGACTTCACTGAGGATTTGTTATACTTCTTTTTGCTATCTTGCCACACTTCTTCACTATGCACTATATCTCTCCCAGTAAAGTGCTGCACAGGCAATGCCGCGGCAATATCCCATTCAGCCGCCGGTATCTCTACACATCTCGTTAAAATATGTTGGTTCAAATATCGCTTTATACAAGGAGTCGCCCTATAAGCACGATGCATGTTTTGCAACATGGGATACGTCAACTTCAAGCGAGTGTGTTCATCCGTCAATGGCCCAGACGCACAGATCTGAAGTTGCTGTAACAGTATCAACCGATCTTTAGGATGGATGTAGTGCAAATTGAGACCCAGAAATCCATCATGATACTGATGTAGTACAATTACAAGTGGAAACTTATCCCACCATGGGAGGGTCTCCCGTAACTTCGCCGTATACATGAAGAAGTAGAATCGCCCCAACACTGACTTATGACGATTGGCTTGCCGCTCCCGTATGATCTTCATACGGTCCTCAGGGCGTACTTTGAGGGACTTCATCTTCTGAAGTAGCCACGTTCGACCAAATGCGGTTGCGGTGTCGATATTCTTATGATCGCGTTGTTCTTGTATTTTTGAAATAAGTGTTGACATATGCAGTATTTATGCGAACGGATGGCCTTTTTCTGTGAGCACCTGGAATTCCCATCCGTGCTCTTTGCAGAAGAGTTCTGCGGCATTCCATTTCTGTTGGTTGACTGCAAAAGTGGCGACTTCATTGAGAAACCTGCGCGTCTGCCGTCGTTGCTTTGGCATGATGGTTTGTGCATGCGGCTTCACTTCAATCAGCCATGTTTTGTCCTTTCCGTCCTTTCCGCGCACCTGGACCACAAAATCGGGAAAATAGCGATGAATCTCCATATCTAGAGGGGAACGGTAAGGAATGATGATACCTTCAGAGTTCCAGAGGACCACACTGGGATTGCGGTCAAACTGAATCATCAATTGCCGTTCCCACCCACTCCTATAGACAATTTCATTCACATTCCCCGCATATTTCCGAGGATTCTCAGGCGTATATCGTCCTTGAATGTACTTTCTCATAGTTCCCCACAAGCAGTATAAATAAGCGTAGTTCTTATTTATTACACTAAAGGAGCCTCATGGCAGGTCGTCTACAGGAATTTATTGGACACTTTAATCGGTATGGGGTGGCAAAAACCTCCCATTTCCAATTTATCTGTCCTCCGATTGTGAAGGGGCCGTTGTTCTCTGATGCTTCTAAAGTCCTCAGTCTTCGCTGTGAAGCTACTGAACTACCTGGTCGGCAGTTGGTTTCCGAAGACGCACACATTTATGGGCCCACCTACAAGGTTCCGTATCAGACCGTCTATCAGGAGTTGACTTTAACGTTTTTAGAAACGTCAACCTTCTATATTCGCTCATTCTTTGAAGTGTGGATGAACGCCATTTTCAATGCCAGCACGAACAAAGTCCAGTATCCCAATAAGACCTGGGTGGATACTGCACTCACCCAATACGATGTCAGTGCTCGTGACGAAACTGATCCCTCATCATCACTTAAAATTATTGCTCAATGGGCGTTGCACTATTGCCGCCCCACGGCAATCAATCAGATGCCAGTATCGTGGGCAGAAGACGGTTTACACCGAATCGCAGTGACATTGGCATTCCAATCGTATACACTCACGACATTTGCAGCACCTTCTCCGCCTGGCGTATCACCGATCAAATCGGAACCTAAATTACCCAGAGGAAGTGGAACCCCGAATCCGTTCAATTTTACAAAAATTTAGCATGGAGTAAATGATTATGGCATTACCAAAGTTGACTGTTCCGATGTATGATGTTGTGTGTCCTTCCGGACTCAAAGTGTCCTTTCGTCCATTCCTCGTGAAGGAAGAAAAGTTGCTCATGACCGCAATGGAATCTAATGAACCTGACACCCAGGTTAGTGCTATCAAGAAGGTGTTAGAGGAATGCGTTGGAACGATCTCCAATATCGATGTCGATAAACTCCCCCTATTCGATGTGGAGTTTTTATTCCTAAACCTTCGTGCTCGAAGCATCGGGGAAGTAGTTACTCTGAAATACAAGTGCAAGCAATTGGTCCCGAATGCCAATGCCGCAAACGCATTGGTTGAGTGCGGGTCGGTGTCGGAGTATAAGGTAGATCTACTAACGGTTAAGCCGACGTTTGCCCCTGGACATCAGAAGCAGATTCAACTTACACCTGAAGTGGGCATCATCATGAGATATCCCACATTCAAATCCTATGGAACTATTAGTAGAAAGGATATGTCCTCGGACGATGCGTTTGCGTTTTTGGTCAGTTCTATCGAATCCATCTATGATCAGCAAACAGTCATTCCAACAAAGGATGTACCGCTTGAGGAAGTGAATGCATTTGTGGATGATTTGACCAATACCCAAGTTGAAAAGATCGATGCCTTTTTCAGCACCATGCCGAAACTGGAAACGACCATTATGTTCAAGTGTCCGAAGTGCGCCTATGAAGAAGAGTTGACGGTGCGAGGGCTAGATAATTTTTTCGGCTAATCCTGTCCCATGATAATTTAGCGAATTACTATACCACTACATTCGCTTTGGTACAGGATCACAAGTTCAGCATCACAGAACTTGAAGACATGCTACCATGGGAACGATTGGTATACTTGACATTAGTACAACAACGAGTTGAACGTGATAATGAACGGATACGACAGCAAAATGCTAAACAAGCTGCCCAAAGGAAGGGATAATGGCTGAAAATTACAAAGATCCTATTGACGCCCTCAAAGAAGAATTCGGAGAGCGTTTCAAAGAAATGGGCAATACTTTAGGGAAGATACAGGAGAGCACCGAACCTGTTGCCAAGGTTGCAAAGGCGCAAATTAGCCATGCTCACCGACCAAATGCCCCCATGCCGAGGGTTGAACTTGGTAAGGAGACCCGCAAAGATCTTCTCTCCGCATTGAAAGATATCCGCAAACAATTAGTTGTTTCGCAACCGCGGGAAACTACGATGGGTGGAATTGCTGCTGACGTACTTGCGAGTGGTGGCGGGTTGGGAGAAGCTGCGAAAACGGCAATTGGTTACAAGGTCGGGACAGCCGCAAAGTCTCTCAAGCGCAAATTCGATCCGCTTAACATTATTCACAAGATCACCGGAGGATCAAAACTTATCACCGCCTTGGCCGGCCGAGTCATGGGTCGCACTGAACAATCCATTCGTTCCTCCGCTGGACTTGCAGGGGGGATGGACCTGGGCGCCCAAGGTGTGGGCACCCCTTCGTTTATGCAAGACGCCCCATCCTATGCACCACAACAAGAACATTCCGGTGTTAATACTTCTCTCGTCTTGCTTGAAAAGATCGCCTCGGATGTAGCGAAAATTGCCGACCGTGTCGTGCTGATTCAGATGGGGCAAGATGAGGGGTTGGAATTTGCCAAAAAACAACTCGATATGCAGAAAGATACTGCGGCACTTGCAGGGGCCAGACGACATCCGAATGCGGTGCCGGGAAAGGGAATGCTCGCCGCTGTCAAAACAGAAGAGAAGGCAGGATTTGGATTCGGTAAACTCTTCAATCTGTCTAGTGTGGGGAAATGGTTGTCCTCCATCGGAGGGATTTTTGGCAAAACAATTGGGTTCATTGGTTCCCTTGTCAAGGGGATCATGAGACTTCTCAAGTTTGCAGGGCCCTGGGGACTCGCTATCGGGTTATTGGTCACTGCCGCAGCCCTACTCTATAAAAACTGGGACAAACTGGCACTCAGTTTTGAGTTACTAAAAGAATCAGCCATTGATTTTTGGAAAGGAACTAAACAAGCATTCAGTGATGGGTATGAATGGATCAAAGATAAAGCCTTTATGATTGCTGATACATTCACGGATGCTATGAATTGGATTGGGGAAACCGTACAGGAGTTCCTACACAAGTATCTTGGTATTGGGGAAGCCCCAAAGACTGAGCAAGAGAAACAACGAAGTCTTGAGGAACGTGCTCAGTCTGGGGAAGGTTATGCACAACGAAAACTTGCTCGACAGAATGCCAACAAGATTGCACAGGAGTCAGAAATCAATACAGTGACTCAATCCCTAGCATCTCAGTCGGCCTCGAACCTTCCTCTGTCAGCCGCCGGGATCATCCAGAGTGCTGAGACGAAACAAATGGCAATCCAATCCGCACTTGGAAGGGTCCCCCCGCGAGGCACCCCACAACAAGTTCAGGCTGCGCAAGCCCTATCCCAAATGGCGATCAAAGCCTATAAGAAATTGTATAAGGACAAACAAGGCAACCCGTTGAGTCCTTCCGTTGATGCACAAGCTGAATCTAGACTGCCGGAAGTGGTCGACCGTGCCGCGGCGACCTTGAGTCAGAGTGTCACCAGCGCGACATCTCCCTTGATGAGTCCTATGGCCCCTGTAACACCCGCGATGATTCCCCCGGCCCCGACGGCGGGAGCACGGTTGAATGAAGCTGCGGATTTTAAGGCGTCATCACAAATGGCAGCGGCAGCAACCAATATATTAGCGCCCGTGGTCAGTAATAAATCTGTGACTAACAACTCTCAGACTATTATACAACCTATGCCAGGCGTCCGTACGGACGAAAATAGCATTCAACGGTCGAAAGCCCTCAGTTTTTCCGCTTCCTAATGCTAGTAGTCACCTTTCTGGTAAAGTAACGCTATAAGCCCATTTTGGGGGTTGCAGGGCATAAAAAAAGGCGGTTTAGAGGATCATAACCCCCCAAACCGCCTTCAGGTGTATCAAAAAGGATACACTACTCGCTATCTGCGATATTCTTGAAGAAGCTCAAGTCATCTGGCTCTTCGTCGCCTGTAGTCTCCACTGGATTGTTTACTTCCGGTTGCAATTTGATCCCGGCGTCTTCATCCGAAAACCTTTGACTCGGTGCCTTTTCCGCTGTCTCCGTCACAACCGCACTTCCAAGGACCACCCCCAACCGCTTCTTAATCTGATCAAAGGACTTGAAGTTCTTTACATCAAGGAATTGGAGCAATCCGTGCTCTGACTTCCAGAGGGCTTCAAGTCTGGTATCATCCTCACTTACGGCGGTCACCATAGCAAATTCACTCGAATCGTAATTGCGATACCCTGCAACCAGGCGTGCGCGAAGTTTGAAGTTCATCCCACACCATAGATCAAACGGATTCACTGGGGATTCCCCGAATGCAGGATCAGGGTTCATCTTCTCATAGATCTTATCGAAAATCTTCTGCCCGAAGCGGAACAACTTCACTTGTCCATCATTCTTTGGATTAGCAGGGTCGGTCACAACAAGAATGTTTGCTGTGTAGGACAATCTGCGCTTCCGTGAGCTTGCAACTTTCTTGTTTGCTTCGATTTCCGAATTCCACAACAAACTATTGGATTCACACACCGGGCATTTCTGTTCGATGGTGGTAGGGCACTGATCGATTAACCAGCCACCCGGTCCCTTGAACCCGTGAGAGAATGTGCGCACCCACGGCAATCCATCTTCGCCGTCTTGTGGCGGCGCTGGAAGAAAACGAATCACAGCATGACCATTGCCTGCCTTATCGACAGTCAACTCCCAGAAGCGTTCATCCTCTCGCTTCTCGCGTGAATTGGATTCGATGGCTTTAGCCAACTGCTCGACACTACCGCGGGACCGTTTGAGGGCGGAAAAACTAAGACCTTCTTTCATAAAAACCTCCTGTGTTGTTGTATAAAAACTCCTATAAGGATGCTAGTGTAACATTATTTAGTCATCCTGTCAATCGATTTTTCAGCATTTCACGAACTTTTTTTACATCGATACCGAGGAACGGACGGTAAGCATAACACGTATGTTTGAAGATCGGAAAGAGAATAGAATCATTCAATTTCTTTTCCCAGATATCCATAAATCCAACCGCGGCATCTAGGGCAATCAATGTTTCCACATGGATTTCATTGTGTGACACCATTTCCAATAACCGCGGCCGCTGCCCATCCTCAACCTTCACTAAAGACTTCATTTTTTCATAAAGGTGGCTCTCATGCGAGGGAAGCATCACCTCCAAATCTCCGGCGATGATGTACATCAGAGATTCTTTGACCCGCAGTTTTTCTTTGTAGGCGGTGTGTGCGTCTTCTGATAGAAGATCACGCACCCACCGCGCTGTATTGGAAAAGAAGTTTGCGGCAAGGAAAAACACCGCAGTGTCTCTATCAGGATACTCTTTGGCGAGTTTATGAAAGAACCAACGATCCTTCCGGTGCTCATACTTCTCTGGTGTCAAATTGACCTTTCCTTGGTAGTGAAAGAAATCATACTTACCAGGCGTGAAATGTAACTTCAACGCAGTATAGAGCACGCACATGTCGTATCCTGAAATCATATCAAATAGGCAATCGCCCTACCCTCCTCATCTTCAAAAGATTTCTGTCCTGCACATCAATAGTCAAATCAGCTAGGACATTCTTGGTCAACAGGGTTGCCACAACTTCAGGTTCCAATCCTGATTGTTCACAATACAAGTTCAGACCCTCCCATAAGCTAATTTTCTTATGGGCCGCATACTCTCGAAGCATGAGACTAAAATTTTGAATCTCTTCCTTCGTGGGCATCATTATCCCATCAAAGATCGATACAGTTTTTCAAACTGTTCGTTCTCGACCTTTTCATCCTCGAAATTTTGTTTGTGGTGCGCTTTCACCAACCGCGCGACCAACTTCTTCGGAATCTTCAAATCATCGGCAATTTTCTTGATCACCTCCCGCGTATATTCCTGTTCAGCGTCAATACGGACATGGCTATCCGTGGCATCTTTGACTGCCTTCTTCAGCCTGCCCTGCTGTTCAGTATTCAAGTTCTCCACTGGCAACTCCGATTCGCCTGACCCTAATTTCA